CACAATCCAAAGGGATATCCGGATCCCGGCCCCACAAGGGTTCCATCATTAGTGGGAACAAAACATCCGGGGAAAAGCCCCAAAACATTAAATGACATAATCAGTAAGGTAGCCCTGCGGCATACACATCAATCTGTTTTGCCACTCCATTCACGCAAACTTGCAAAGTGACTGTTTGCCCCAGTGATTGAGTAGGAGGATTAGGAGATGGATACACCCCTTTGTAAGAAACTCCCCCTGCAGCAATTTGCCCATTGAAATTATACGACACGCCTCCAGATAAACCGGAGTCATTAACAACGGGTCGATTTGGTTGATAAAATTCCATTATACTAATTTAACGTAAACTATTTTTTGTTCCCAGATTCCAGCTTTCCAATATGTAGATTCCCAAGAAATCGGAACATAGGGGCCAGCCCCAATATAATCATACATAGTTCCACTGTAAGTTCCAGCTATTAAATCAAGATAGTCGGAGGCACTATATGGAGTAGTAGCTGTAAAAACAATGTTTTCACACCCAACAAGAGTTGATCCACAATAATAGCAAAGATCGTTTGTATGGCTTATTGAGTTATTCAAAACGCCACCTAAATCAAAATTAACAAACAACCCAGTATATGCCATTTGTTGCAATACCGGAGCAAATAAATGATCATCTCCAGGCGTAGATGGAGCTCCATAAGTATAACTTGTTACTGTCTTAAATGTGGTTTGTCTGCTTTGAGATGCCCTTGTAACAGGACGAACAATCACTCTAAGATTGTTATCTGTAGTACAAGTAAGATTGTAAGATTCAATGTGTAGGTCAGTTACTAATGTGGGGCTTGAATATGTGCCTGTCTTGTATTCAGTGCGTCCAGGCGGCAATGCGGCAACCGACACAATCGTGCGTTTGGTCTTGCTGGCATCAATAGGTTCATCCCTTGCTGACAATAGATATCCATTTGCTCCCCCTCCGTATCCAGAAGACGCATCAGTGAGGGCAGCAGTTCCCGCTGGCACAATCAACTCCCTGTGAAACAGATTCAATTGGGAGAAATCATCGTACAGGTTCCCGTCCAACTCATATGGGCCAGTAGTGTAGATGGTTGTCAGATTGGACTTTGCCGCACTGACGTGTTCCACAGTAGACTCCAACACGCTTCCATCTGCCGTGTCTAGCGAAAGGGGATTGGGGTTGGTCTTGGCAGTGACCAGTTGATCATTCTTCTGAATGATGCCCATGAGTCCCGGCTTGTTCTCATTGGTAATAAGCACCGCCCCAGGGATAGGCTCGTAGATCCTTCTTACCGCCACATACCTAGATCGCAAGGGATTGTCCTCTGGCAATGGCGACATCTCCTGCTCACTAATCACCGTTGGGTTGATAAACAAACTGCCAGTAGGCACAGAAGCCCCTGCTGGTGCAGTGAAGTAAAGTCTGGTGGAGGTAGGTGGAGGAGTGGCTAGAAGCGTGAATGAGCCAAGCAAACTATTGGTTTGAGCCGTGGTGCTATAGATCGTGATAGCTGATCCAATTGTCAGATTGAATCCAGTTCCACTTACCGTGGCAATGTGAGTGGTATTGTTGACCGCAAGGGTGATGGGTTGCCCTGCTCCAAACACGGGGTCTTTAGTTCCAATATCCGCAGGAGCATACTGACTCCTTGGAACAATGTAATCACGGATGTATTCGGGGAAGTTGGGATCTCCGGCATCATACTTGATCCCGTAATTCCAAGGGTCTTGGGAGGCCAATGAACGATCATTTGCCCAGAACCTATAGATAAATTCACCGTCCGGAGTGGGCTTTTCCGCTACGAGATAGAGGGTGGAGGGCCACTTGTTTGCATCCCTTCCGGTGTAAATGACCGTGCCATCCAGAGGTTGCGGGTTGAAGTTGCCCTTCTCAATACTTACCCGCTCCACCAATACGATATGACCCTGATCAGAAAGCCCCCAGCCACCTTTCTTGTCCGTGTAGGATGGTACTACGGGTGTAGGGTACTGCGCCACTCCCTGCTCAAGAGGAGGGTGTGGGAAGGGAGGTTGCTTGGGTTGAGAGGATTTTGCCATTACTGGGATAAAAGTTGATTGAATCTTTGAGCAATCAAGCTCCTTTCTTCAAGGGCTTTATTATATTGATTCTTTTGATCATCATTCAAGGATGAAATAAATGCCCTTTCCATTGCTTGACTTCCGGTGAAGGGCTTCCTCACGTTAAGTGACTTGGCAAAGTCTTGAGGAGTTTTGCCTTTTTCATTGATCAACCGAATCAACTCCCTCTTTGCAAAGTCAATGTTGTTTGCAAGAAGGGCAGACTTGATCTGCTTGTAATCGCTTTCGGCAAGCGTGGCCTCTTCCCGCTTCTTCACCATTGCTTGAATGCGTGGATCTTGCTGTGACTTCAACCACTTGTTTGCGGTGTCATACACATCAGTCTGACTCATGTGTTGGTAGTTGCTCAATCCAAGGGATGAAAGGATCTGGCTTCCAGTAGTGGAGGATGGTTGAGCTTGAGCGGGGATAGGAACAAACCAAGACAGGAAGTCTTCCGCTTGATCTATTGCATTGCGCTTGATGCCCTGGGCATTCCTTCCCGTCAAAAACTCCACTCCGGTGCGCCCGAATGGGGAGAGACGATTCATGAAGAATGTGTTGGGCTTGTCAACCAACTCACTCACATCCCCCAGCACTGTTCTCAAACGATACTCTCGTCCCTCATGGAAGATGCTGAAAGGCTTGTCGTAGTGGGGATCTCCATCAAGGGCTTGGTTCAATACCCTTCCAGCCACATACAAACTCACTCCCATCAAAGCAAGTGCCGCCCTTTGCTCTGCTCCATATGGCTTTAATGCTTGTCCAACAAACTTGGATCGAGCCTCAAGGAAGTCAGGTGCAAGCATGAACAGACGCATTGTGTCCTGCACAGTTTGATTCCTAGCCATCATCTTGTAGTTGAGTTCTCCAAAAGCAGCATTGGCCTGATCAGCAGTAAGCTCGTAAATCTGATCCTCCGTGAGTTTGCTTCCATACCTTGCCTTGTTGCGCTCAAGTGCATGGGTAGCCATGTTCATCTTGAGTTTGGGGATGTAGTCCTTGAACAGGAAGTCATTGAACCAGTTCTGCATCTTGCCAATCACCGGGATCTTCCCTACCAATCCCCCTCCTGCTAGTCCTTCAGAGAAAAGCTCCTGCGAGTGATAATCAGCAATCTGCAATCCATGAGAAACAAGCCCTGCCTGATTCTTGTCCTTTAGGTTAATATCCTCCAGATTGGCAGGATTGATGCGGTGGAATAGAGAGTGAAGCCCCTCCTGATCCAAGTGGAACAATGAAAGCGATAGCTTGGTCTGCTTGAGGATGGATGAAAACTTCAGCAATCCTTCCACTGCCTGACTCACCACAGGAATGCGGTTAGCCTTAAACCAAGACTTTGAGGTAAGGTTCTTGATGTCATTTGCAATGTCAGGATGAACCATCATGTCGGATTCCATCAGCACTGGCTTGCCATCTGGCCCTTCCATAGTCCACTTCCATCCCTTGAATGCCGGATGATTGATGCTCACATATGGGCGACCATCTTCCGTGACTGCTCCTTCTGGTCGAGCTTGTGGCTTGATAAGGTAGGCATCGGGAGGTGCGCCTTCCTCTCCAACTGGTTGAGCATACCCGGAAAGCTGAACAAGGGGCTTCCCATCTTCAGCCTTGCCTTCAGTCATGCTCTTCACAAATGCCCTGACTGCTTCAGTTTTGCGGAAAGACAGATCGTATGCCGCAATGAGAGATGCCACATCCTTGCTTGCTGGCTCGTATCCTGCTTGCTCTCCCTCAAAGTAAGAATCAAAAACCCTCTTCTTTGCAAACTGAAAATTCTTGTTTAACTTCCCGCCCTGCAAGGAAGCTTGTAGCTTTTGCGTCACAGGGTTTTCTTTCTTCCATACCTGGGTGATGTAGTTCTCAATCCCGTGATTGAGCATACCGGAATTGATTCCCTCTTCCAGCATCCCTTCCAAATACTTGCTGATATCCTTTGCATGGGTTTTTTCAGCATCAGTGAGGGTGAGGGCAGCTTCATATCCCTTCTTATACTTTGGCTTGCTGGCATTCGCCCTCTCACGGAGCAATGCTTCATCTCCCCCGGCTTGAATCCAGTTGGTGATGGCCTCCCTCCTTAACTCATCAGGAATTGCCTTCTTGAGTTCCATCACTGCCTTTCTAACCTTGAGCGAGGTGGAATTGTCGGCAAAGCTCCATTGACCCAAGGCATTCTTAAAGTCAGTCCACTTTGGTCGATTGAGATAGGCATTCTTCATTGCCTCAAACGCACCCTTCACGCTACCAACCCCCTTGGTAACGGCATCCTTTGCGGCAGTGGCTTCCTTGGCAATCTTTTCAGCTTCCTTGGCAAGATCCAACACGCTTGCTCCTGGCTTGGAGTCGGCTTTGGTCTTGATGTCCTCTGTGAGTTTTTCCAGAGGGTCTTTCTTTGCTTCTGGTGGTTTCTCCTCAATCGGAGGTTTCTCTTCTATAGGAGGCTTCTCTTCTGGTTCTGGATAGGCATCCAGTTTTGTTTCATTGCTGTGAAGGTAATAACCTCCCTCTGGATGTTTAAATGTAGGCTCATCAACTAAAAGCTGCCCTGCTTTTGATGAAATTTCATGCCCTTGTTTGCGATCAACAAACTCTCTATTTCCAGATTCATCAACATGATTAGTGGTGAATCCAAATTCTGGCCTGTTTCTTTTTTCTGCATTTTCATTTCCAGAAACTTCATTGTAAAATTCTTGTGTAATTTCTCCTGCATCAAGAGCTTTCTTTAATGCCTCATCGTGATTTGCCGCAACAAATCGAACTCCCTCTCTTGGCTGGAATGCCGCTTCGTGCAAACTAGTCCCTTTTGGTTCAGTTGGTTTTTCAACTGGAGGCACTTCCTTGGGTTTCTTTTCTTTCTCAAGCAATCTCTTGGGAGGCTCATATTCTTTCCCTTTAAGTTCTTTGCCTCTTAACCTAGAAATATCAAGCGAGGAATCAATAACTGCTTCCGCAAGAGATCCTTTTTCTATTTTAAGAAGTTTGGAAATGATTTTGACAAAGGTTTGCCACATGGACTCTTTGCCATCTCCCTTCAATCCTTTTAGCAATTCCCTAAATTTTGGACTGCTCCATGTTTCAGAAACAAATTCATGTAAATTTCCAAATCCATAAACAGATCCCTTTTTAACTGTTATGTCTGGACGAGCAGAAGCTGCCGCTGGCTTTTTTAATTTTAATCCAGTTAATGTGTAGGTTTTTCCATTTTGAAAATCTTTAAGTTCAATATCTAATTTTTCTTTTTGAGATTTAAATTTTTCAATTTCCTCTGGAGAAATACGGAACCTTCCTCCCCCTGGATATTTATCTAATTGATATTTAATTCCAGCTTGTTTAAATAATTTTTCAAACGCAGAAAGCTCTGCAACGCCTTTTGCTCCAAACTGATAAACAGTTCCAATAGGATCTGGGTATGGAACTTTATCAAAATAAAAAGGTTTATTTGTTTTAACAAAATCTCCTTTTCCCAAATACCTTTCAGTTTCTCCTCTTTGTTCTAATGCACTTTTGTATAGATTGATTAACCTTTTAATTGGATCGGGTGTATTTGGATTTGCCAATGCAGCCTCAAGTGCTTTTGCGTATTCTTTTCCCGTGGTTGCTGTTGTTGGAACCCATTTATGGATTGAATCCGCTGTAATTGTATGTCCCGTTTCGTGAACAAAAGTTTGCGCTGATTCAACTCCTTTGTTGGCTATTGCAATAAATCCAGTAGGGCTTGTTGGTGATGCCGTATACCTTGCCGCCCTTCCTTTTGCCATTTTTCTATAATTAGAAGGAATTTTAGATTGAGGTACGACTTTATCCTCATCCAACATTTTAGAAGGGAACTTGGAGAAAGTTTCCGCAAGGTCTTTCCACTCCTGCGGCATATTTGGAGTGGTGGCAATCTTCACAAGCCCCTCACGGGCGGTCTTTCCGTGAAGCTCTTCTACCGGGATGTTTTCTTCTTTTACTGAACTGGGATAACCCTCTCCTTCTACTTTTTCTTCACCTTGACGGCTCCGCTGTGCAACTCTTTCTTTAGCTTCGATTGTTGCTTGCTCGTTAGGGGAGATCCCTTGCTCAACAGGAATCCCACTTGCTTCTTTGACTTGCTCTTTTGTTTCACTTGGTATGGTTGGTTGTGCCTCGGTAGTAACCTCGGCGGGTTGTTCTGCTTTGATCTGCTGATCTAAAAACGCTTCCCTATGCGAGCGGTTTTCCTCCACTTCCCCAGTTGCGGGATTGGCCTCTTTAACTGCCTTCGCCCTCTGTAACGCTTCTTCTGCTGACTTGGTATCTCCATTTTCAATATGCTTCTCCACTTGAGAGAAAGCATTTTCCACAACCATATTGGGATCTTTTGCATCTTCTTTAATCTTTTTGTTGGTTAGCCTGATCGTGTTAAGCCCTTCCTCCACCTTTGCGGTTTCTGGTAGTCCTGCCCCACCAAGGATTCCACCAATGGCGGCATTCTCAAGCAATCCCTTCCATGACATCTTCTCCTCATCCGTTTGTCCGGTGAGGTAGTTGAGGGCTTTATCCATTCCCACTTGCAATGGGTATGTGGCAGCACCCACTCCCGCTCCCACGCCTACTGCTCCTGCCGCTGCCTTCACTCCTTCCTTCTGGGCAAGTTTGATAAGATTTCCCGCAGACTTGAGTGCCAGGGGAGCCATCACGGAATAATTGACCACTTGGGAAAGCAATGGATTCTCCTGCTTGGCCTTTTCAATATCCCCATGAACCCCCGTTAAACGCTCTCCAAGCCCCTCCAACTTGTCTGCCACCCATCCTCCAGCCAATCCACCCAACACTTCAGTGCCGATTGCCAGAGGCGTGGCTAGGCCACCGGATGCCACTTCTTCAGCGGCAGCAATGGGAGCGGCAATTGCCTCACCGATCAAAGCTCCAGTGCCTTGCTTTGCCGCCAGCTTGGTTGCGGCTGAAAGGGCGGCTTTCCCGCCAAAGTGAAACCCTGCCAGTTGAGATGCAGATTCAGCAAGGCTTCCAAGCCCTGCTATGACTTTACTTTGGGTGGAGGAGGATTGAACTCCTTCCTTCCCTACTTCCTCTTGGTTCCCCGCAGGGACTTGTCCTGATATGCCTTGCCCTGCTTCCGGCCTTTGACTTCCTTCTGCATCGGCTTGTTGGCTTTTTGTTTCTGCATCTTGTTCACCTCCTATCAGTTGAACGGAATTGCCGTTCCGTTGCCCGACACTGGCTTGGTCATTGCGCTGACGCTGGCTTTCGTCTTGGGGACGCAACTGTCCATCGGCTTGTACGTTGGCTTCTCCACCGATAGCATTGACTTGTTCTTGGGCTTGTCGTTGTGTCCGGTTGTCCAGTTGGGCTTTTGGCTCATTTTGGATTTGATATTCATTGGTTTGTTCACCTCCTTGTTTTAGATGAGTTAATATGTCATCAAAATTGTATCCTGCGGCAAGAGCATCTTTTACGAAAGGGTCTTGTTCAGCGGCATATTTGGCAACTTCCTCCTTGGAATATCCCGATTGGAGGGCCGCATCTGCAAAAGAGGGGTCAAAAGCCATGTCATGTTATGCCACTTACTGCGGAGAAGAGTCAACTGGTTCAGAAAACTCTGGAGGAAGAGACTTATACTGTCTGGCAAATTCGGCAAGAGGGGGAAGACTTGCTGGCTTGGAAGGTTCCGTGGTGAGAGGTTTCCCAGTAGGAATTCCGAATTGCTGCTCTTTTTTCAAGAGCTTTATCGTGGTTTTACCTTCTGGTGTGGTGATGGGAACTTCTTCATACCCAGCAGCACTAGCCCTCATTCTGGAGGCTTCCATCTCTTGACTAATCTGTTGTTGCTTTTTCATTCCCAGGCTAGGCAATATTTCTTTATAAATCTTTTGGAAATCATAAATTCCGTTTTTGTCATAGGGAAGCTGATCAATGTCTGCCTCAACTCCATACTTGGATGCCTCATGCTGGATTCCATCTATCACATCCTTAACCTCTCCTGTCTTGGACTTGAACATCTCATTAAGTGCCTGACGGGTATCTCGATTGGCAAGAAGCCTGTGGAACTCCGGGGTATTTCTTACATCCATCAACTGCTTGGAAGCATCCCTATGGGTTGGATCAACCGAGTCAATAACTCCAGAAAGTTTATCAAGATCATCCATCCTCTTCTCGTAAAGATCTTGTCGGCTTTGTATCCTTTCTGCCCTTGCGTCTTCAAGCATTGACCTGTGCAAGTCTCTTTCTTCCTGACGCTTTTCCCTTTCCTCTGAAATGTCTTGGGCACGTTGCGCCCTTTGTTCCCGCCTTATTGCAAATTGATCTTCCATCTCCTCCCTGCGCTTTCTGTCATGCCAATCAAGAATTTCATTCAATGCCTTATCATCTTGATAAACGGCTGAATATCCAGAAGGAGCATAAGTGGTCTCCTCCCTTCCTCCAGAGGGAATCTTAAAAACAAAAGCTGATCCTGATGGGGTGGTTCCTGTAGCCATATTATGCAGTTATTTCTTCCGGCTTTTTGGTTTGCTTAAATGCCTCGGAAAAAACATTTTTAGGATTTTGTATGGAAGGCTTTGGCTTTTTTGACTCAAGAAACAACTGCCTGTTCACGGCAGACTGAACTGATTCTTTGGGGCCAGGTTGTCCGGTTTTAGAAACCTCCATTTGACTTGCTTGCCAATCTGGAGTCATTTTCGTCAAACTTCTTCCAGATGGGCCAACTTGCATCCTTCCAGACAAACCAATGATATTGCCAGCTATATCCCTTTCCACCCTGTTGTATTGGGAAAGATCCAACCCGCTCATTTTTCCACTTCCGGCTTCTGGCTCAACCATCCCTCTAGGTATAGCCTTGCCTCCCTTCATCAAATCCATCACGGCATCGTGTGCGTCTTGGATGTAATTGGATTGTGTCTTTCCTGCTTGGGCTTGGTTTTGTGCAGGAGTGGTGATGCCTCCCTGTTGGGCAGTGGAAGCTGCTCCAGCAGGAATAAGCTGATCCGTTTTGGGAGCCTTGTATTCTTGAGTGGTGGGGGCTGGCGTAAAATCAAATGGAGTAGAGAGATAGTCTGGCTTGGTTTCCCCAAAAACTGAACTCGCCAGTTCAAGCCCTTTCTGCGTAAAAGGCAACATTCCTTCCGGGCCGGGAGCCATTTCCCTAGCGTAAGATTGCCTAAATTTATTTTGTTCAGCAATTGGGTCTGTAAAAAACTGCGCTGTTTTGCCGTAAATTGTTTTGGCTAAATTAGTAGTTGGAGAAAACTTTTCAGCAAGTTGCCTCCCAGCAAGCTGCGCTTCTTCTGATGCCATCCCTCCCAAATCTCTATACGCTTCTGAAATGGCCCTTGCTCCGGTATAAAGATTTCCAAACTGCTTCCAGTAATTAGGAGATAGAATGTCGGTTTCGTATGCCATATTAAACTAGGTTCTGCATAATGCCTGGGGCAAATGCTTTGGTTTGGATTTGAATCTGGGCAAGCTCTCCATCCTCAAAGTTCACCGTCTCGTCATTCAAGCACTTGTAGGCATAGTCCCAATAAACTTGCGCCCTTTCCAACTCGTTGATGTTCTCGTAGTTATAGGCTTGCAACCCATACCGATAAGCATTCCGGTTGGAGGGGATGAGAAGATCCGTGGCGTTGACTAACGGAACGTAACCCCTCCTCACGATACAATACATTGAGCGGTTCTCCGGCATCTTCCCCAACACCCTGTATCGTTGGGTATCGCTAGTGGCTCCACTCGGCAAAGCACTGACAGGAGTGTTGCCCTGCCTGACGATCTGAAGATCCCCCACATAGTTGGGGGGAAGCCAACCAAGTCCTCCTTCATCCCAAGGATACCAATCAGGCATCACGTCACCAAGCTCTCCCTGCAAGTAGGTAGGGTCAACTGCCAGCACCTTCAGCACACTCTCCACGCCTGGCACTGTGTCAAAGTAGTTGTTACCGTTGGCATCAGTGGATACTGAAAAGCTATAGATGAACCTATTCCCCTTCCACTGACCGGAGTTGATGAACCTCTCGTTTACAAAGTTGATTGCCACCCCCACGCCGGGATCACTCGCCCCTTGGGAAGTGATGAACGGAGCAAATAAAGTTTGCGCCTGTGAGAAGGTGAGGGATGCCATGATCGCCTCATAATTACATCACCCCCAATTATATAGTCAACTGCTTAATCCATCCTACTCATCTTCAAACTCAATTTCAATTTCACAGTCCTCCGATATGTCCTTCAGATATGATTGGGCCATCCCCTTCACTGCAAAGTGATTGCCCATCTGGGTCTTGAGGAATTCAGTCTCCCCGTCATTCTCCCTGCTCACTAACAAAATGGCATGGTCAAAGAATTCCGCAGTGAGATTGCGAATCATTTCCAATGCCTTCTCCGAAGAGATTGGCTTGGGATTCGTGGCCTTGTCCTGGTTAGGTGTGCGTTTCTTTGCCATGCAATCCCCTTCTACCCCAACCTCGGTCAGGAGGATAGGATATTATCCATCTTGCTCTTAATCTCCGGCGTGAGTCCTCCCCAACTCCATTCCTGATTCACGAAAGGCTCCAAATCCGAAGGATGCCTCCACTCATACATATGATGCCTATACTTGTGCGCCCACGCTCCAAAGGCATTGAACTCACTGAACCTATGCTTGGGCCTCCCCTGCAACCACACATTCAAGGCACTCTGATGCCTGTGAAACATGAAGGTGCGGAAATCACGGAGAACTTGCCTGTCAAAAACAAAGGGATGCCTCCTCATGAACTCATACTCCGGTTCCCATCCCACCGATTCCTTCACGATCTCCTTCCAAGGAGGGTCAGGAAGATCCTCATATAACCACACGGGCTTCCCATTGATGAACAAATCCTCTGGGGCTATCTCCCTAGTGAGAATGCAATCAGAGTCCATACAGAGGATATAGGGAGCATTGCAATACATATCACAATGGAGCTTGTCATTCTGCTGCTGGATATAACCATCACTCCAATCTGCCACAACATGAACCTCCTCGTTAGTTCCAGCCGGAACCAACTCCAAGTCCCCCACCGGAACGCAGAGATGAATCTTTCCAAATCCCTTTGCATACTTGGCTAAAGACCTCAAGCAATAAGCAAGCCAAGGGAAGTCTGCTCGATACGACCGAATAAATATATCCACGTTCATTTTAGCCAAGGGTGTATTTCAGAATGACAATGATTGCACAAACTCACAAGATTTTTTTTGGAGTTGATTCCTCCATTCTGCAATTGAATGATATGATGCCTACACTGTGCCTGTTCCTTACACACAAAGCACAAGCTGTTTTGAAAATGGTATGGACTGTGCAAACTATCTTTTCTCTTGTTAAATTGCTTTCTTTTTTCCCTTAAAGACAAACAATTCTTGTATGGTATAACTATATTTGAATACTCCTTCAGCTTTTCAAGTCTTTGCTTTTCAGTTTTTAATCCATAATCAGCATTGCTTGTTGTGGCGATCAGTTTCGTTCTATTCCCGTGCTTCCCAATTTCCACATCAAGAAAATACTCCCAGAACTTAATCAAGAGATTCTTTTGCAGCTTGCTTGGATGAACAGGCTTTTTAGGAGTTTTATTTTTCTTTTTGGGCTTGATCCCATGCTTTTTGCACATCTCGTGATATTTTGCCCAACTCACCCACCACGGGCCAGTTTGCAAATATCCCCAGCAAACAACTTCTTTATTCCAGGGGCAAGCATCTCCATTCTTAAATCTCCGCTTGCCATCCCCGGCATCATTTCCTACATTTCCTTCAGCTTCTCTCATAGCACAATTATGGGTTGAGGTTAAAAGAGGAACGGAGCCATCACACTCCTTCCTCTTTGTCTTTTATAGCGGTTGACAATATTGCAAGCAAGTGGTATTTAAAAAGCATATTGCGTGACAGGGATTAGACGAGGGGCTGGCCCCCAACGAAATCAAGCCCAACCTGTCTTAATAATTTGACCCTCTCAAAAAGAGGAGAAGCATTTGTAGCACGGGACATAACCCTGACCACAAGAATTGCGCAAGGTCTAAAGCTACAATTGCCCTAACTGGATTGGAATTGATACATCCGATTCAACCAAGGGCAACGCTTTGTCCATGTATCCCCACGGAGTGCTTTACTCAAGGTTGATGAATACAAACAATCATTCAAGCGTGGCGGGGCCACCAGCCCCAAGCCAACGCGATTGAAAATATAAACATACTCTTTACACTATCACCTAAAACAACCAATCAAAAATTAGACTATAACCTTATCCTATCCACCAAATGGCTTCATCCCAACATATCCCTCTCAAGGAAAGATTCCCAATAGCTCACCAGGCTTACGAGGATGCCGTTAAACTCGCTAACGAGGGAAAGGACTACGATCACCTCACTCCCCTCCTGCTCCCCGAATATTTCGGGATGCTCACCTCCCATATCCAGAATATGCCGGACGATCTTGCGAATCGCACCCTATTCGGGAAATCAGTGAAGAGGGCTATGCCCGTCACAAAAAACAAACGGAAATAGCTTATTTATAATCAACTACTAAAACGTTTACAATTAGTAGTTGGATTCCCCTCATAGGTGATTATCCAAGCGTCTGCTAATCAAATCATGCTACACTTCCAGACTGCACGATAAACAAGACGAGTGTAGTGTTCGCGCTACCGTGAACGCAAATATGTCTATGAACTGCTACATTCCTGAAAGAAAAACTACCCACTATTTCCTTCAAAAAAAGTAGATTGGACATCCTACTACAATTTGGGAGTAAACCATTTCCACCACTCTTGAATGGTAGCAGGGTATCTATCCCTTTCAGAAGGACGGATTATTGAAAATGCGTCCTTTTATAAAGGCATGGTTATGGAACCACCAGCGAAGCTACACGTCACCTTGCGGTTTTTGTGATGATTTGTAGACTGGGGTTTTTGGGAAAAATTTGTGGAGAGGTTTTCTCGCAAACACGACCACGCGAGTGGGAACCGGAAGGGGGGTGCACGTCGACTCACTTCCCGGAAAAAGGATGCTTAATTCACCAGGGCCACCTAGCGGTTCATGATACTAATCCCACTAATTACGACTTTCGTTATCTGATCTTATAGATGCAACTGTTGTGAATGAGGGGCTTACAGAGATGGTGTTAGGTGATAAAGAGTCCGCTGATAGGTTAAGTAGGTTAATTGATAGAGAAGGCCCACCGGAATCTGCTCCTATACCTAGGATAGTCCGGGCAATGTCAGCAGCATCTTTGAGTTTGCGACTATGATCCAGGGCGGTCAGGCCGTCCATTGTCCCGGCCACCTCTCCCATCTTGGCGAGTGCTGACGCAACGCCAGTCCGAAAGGATTTACCTGAGGAGACTAGATGCGCTTCTAAATCATCTGCCACCGTTGCAATAGTCCTTCCCTCCCTAGCCTCCATAACTACCTTCTGAGCTTCCATCAATTTTCCCTTTTCTTTTTTGATGCGATCCGGGGTCATCCATTTACCACGGGAGGCCATTGACCGAACGGTTGACTCTTTTAGTCCGTAATGTCTGGCAGCCTCGGCAAGGGATGTTGCTAGTGCAAATGCTTTCACTTCCTCAGGGGGGAAGGCTAGTCTCTTCCGCTTCTCTTTAATTTCTTCCATGGGTTGCAACGCTATTGCAAAAATGAGCAACGGGCAAGAATCCATTTATTACTCTGAAAAAGTAATAAAGAGACTCACCAGGATGGCGTTAAAATCGTTTTTCCGGGGGCAGCAGTATGATGACAAGGGGGGAATTGCCGTTGTAATCCTTGCAAGACAATGGAAGCAAATGCCCGGAATCGTCGTTGCCTGGGTGATTCGATGAAGGAATTTTTGCCTGTAATCCTTGTAAGACAAACCATGCTTTCACGCTGATGGAATGGGCAAGTCAACAATTATTTTAGGAATCTTTGAAATTTATTTTAGAGAATAGCTTGCTAGTATATTGGGAAAGAGTATCAAGGAGGGAGCGAAGGCAATCACGCCGGCGCGAAACAAAAAACAAAAAATGCAAATAGAAAAAAATCACGCAATTGAGAACGGGAAAGGTTGGATGAAGTCAATCATGGATTGGTCTGCCCTTCTTCTCTCAAGTGACGATGACGTGAGGGAGTCGGCGGTTGATGAGATTTTCAACTCCCCCTTGTCCGTGACGGTTCGAGAAGGATGGAAAACAGTAGGAGGGCAATCGGAGCTTGAAGAGTTCCAGATCCTCCTTTCCACTGGTGGGCCTGCCTTACGTATCGTTGGAGACATCGGAGCATATGGAGTAGCACAAAATCCTGTTTTGGAGTGGCAGGACTGGGGCACTCCTTGGACAGAATATGTTACCACGGAAGAAGAGGACGAAGCCCTGCTTGGCTACTGCCAGCAATTTTACTTTGGAGAATAATCAAAGAGCAATTCTAACCATGAAAGACCAACTCACCCACCTCCTCCTTTCCTGCTTGGCCTTGTCCTTTGTGGTCCTGGCCATGCTTGTTTCAATCCTCCAGCAATATAATTGATCAGACTCCCTGCCATCGCCGGAGCGATGGCAGCAGCCTGGGCAATTCAGCCAAGGGAAACAAACAACACTAAAAAAATGAACCACAGCATCAAAACATCAGACATTCCGGAGCTTTCCCAGTTTCTTCCCGTAGAGGGAGTGTGGACAAGCACAAGGGGCCACGACCAAATCGCTCAGGATATTGCCGACGAAATTCAGCAGTTTACCGATTTTTCGGTAACGGTCCAACTTTTTAGGGACAACGGCGAACACCTCCAAGGTGACGAGCGCACGGGAACGATGATCGTGATCAGAGATTAACCCACAACCCACAAAGGAAAAAAAAATGAAAACACAAAAAAGATATATTATCCTCTCTCATAAAAGAGGCGACCACATTACTGGAATTTCCGAAAACGGAAACAATATTTCCGGGGGAGAGGCCGTTGATGCCATCCGGTATACAAGACTGGAGGCTGAAAGTGTGGTTGATTGGCTCGGAAGGCGTGATTATAGCATTGAGGAGACGAAGGTAGAATCATGAATCCCGTGAAACTACTAATGCGGGGGGAAAAACTCCGCGCGAAAGAGGCTGCATCCGGTCACTCCCTGATCGACTTGGCCCTAATGGCGAAAGAATTCCCTTTTGATGAGATCACCAGGTGGAGCATAGCTGCCTACCTTCTAGGTTGGGAAACTTGGGCCAACTTGGAAAAGCTGATCCAGGGGAAATAACGTCAGGAAAGAGCCGGGGGGAGCAATCCTTCCGGCTCTTTAGGCTTTCAAGCCTAGACCCGCCAGCGCAGCCATTATCCTGACCCTCTGATCATTCCCGCATCCGGTGAGGTGGGCCAGGAAGTCTCCGGGCTGCCAGGGCCTGATAATTGCGTCCCTTCCGTTCCAACTGATATCATTCCTCACCATTTCCGGCACTGAATTGAGCATTTCATGCGGCAAAATCTGCACCAACTCCGGCCTCGATTTCCATACCTCGTTCAGCGTGTTCTGTTCCTGGTTTGGATCGTCCAGCCGCCGGGATTTTTCGCTCAAGTATAGACCCGACAGCGTAGATAGCATTTCATGGCGCGAAAGTATGAAGTTTCCGGTGCTAAAGTACGTCCCATTACTCCACCAGTCCCAAGACGCTGCCATAGGGGACTGACCCGACAGCATAGATGGAAAGGGGATTTCATGGTTCGTTATCATGGAATCGGCATCAATCCAAAACACGGAGTCGTAAAAGCCTAGACCCGCCAGCGCAATTTCAAACCTACGGAAGCCCAGGTGATCAGTGGAGTTGAAGTCCACCGCGGACAAATCATACCCATGCCTCTCGCAATAGGCCCGTTTGGAGGGCAGGGAAGCCTCTAGCGTGGATTTCATGAGGCTTGTGGCCCCTGTGATCACGCAGCATTTCATGGGGCTATTTCGGATTTCATTTTTGGTTCCTCCACCAATCCCAGATGACGCCGATCCAGAATCCGGTTGCGGAACCAAAGATCATCCAGTCAGTTAAGCTCATTTTGGTGTTCATAGCTCGCAGACCTCCTCGCCGTCTTCGTTTTCGTTGGTGATCGTGGCGTCGAATCCGAGGTGGTCAAGAAGTTGTTGGAGCCTGTTATCCTCACACGGGCCAGAACAGACCTCTACTCCGTCCACATACCACTTCTCCCCCCATTCGGTGCAACACCCATCCCCACATTCGTAATAATACGGACGTTTGGATACTTTGATCTTGGTTTCCTCTGGCGATGGGGCGAGTCGGTCTAGTTCGTTGAGTATGTTCTGAAAAGGTTGCCAATCTTTTGGTTTTAGATTGGAAGAATTATCCCAGTAAAAGTTTGTTATTTTTACTAAATCACCTAAAAGATTACGGAGATTTTCGTTTTCATCATCAGCTTCCGACAATGCTTTGTATCGTTCGTTTAGCCATTGTTTAAGGTCTGCATTCTCCTCACGGAGCCTTGCGACCTCGTTGGTTTTCTCGGTCAGCTTACAGCGGTCGGATTGACCTACTACGATTTTTCCACAACCAAGGTCATGCAGTAATGCACCGCATTCCCATCTCATAGGGTCGATTGGATAAGACCCGCAGTGAGGGCAGGCATCCGTCCTCGGCGTTGGTGTTGTGTCGGGGTTCATTTCTTGCAGTTGTTAATGATTTCTTCGGCTTGATCTGATGGCCACTCGTCGCGGATGACGTTGTGGAGCTTTTCGATTTCTTGAGCTTGCTTAAAAGAATGCTCTTTCCATCTTTGAGCAGTCGATCGCTCATCCCTGTAGTGCTGATGCCAGTTATGGGCGTCTGCACGTAACTTTTCGACCTCGTTGGCGGGTGTCTGTGGTTGGTTCATTTGTCTGTGTTTTGTAATCCTTCAATGATCTCTGAAAAATGGTGTAGTTGTTTGATTATCGCCTCGGCTTTCTCGGCTCGCTTTTTCCAATGCGCGGCCATTTCGTCGCCACGCTTTGCGGCTTCTTTAATCATCTCTTTGAGCCTTACGATCTCGTTGTCGATGGGTTTCGCCTCCCGCTTTGGCAACGGGCGGCGTGTGCGGTATCGCGTGATGGGATTCATTTTTTCGTTAAGTGGGATTACCATATTCGGTGAAACTGGAATCCACATTCCCAAACTCCATATCTCATCCCCCTCTTGGATAACCTCGTTAGGGCCAAGCTCTCGCCATTCGTTGTCGCTCATATTTTGCTGTTTTTGATCAACAAATAGATTTGATGGCTCTAAATTAACGACAGTTGGTTCTTCTGGCGCGGGGGCGAGTCTGGTTCCCTTTTCGAGGAAGTCGTAAAGTGCGCGCTGGGCCTGTGCGCGAACCGCGTCATCCGAATGCTGGAGATCGACAGCCGCGCAATGGAGAAGTTCGCGGAGTTTGGTGTTCTCCTCGCGCTCGCGGCAGAGGTCGGTGCGAGAGTGAGACCCATCTGGGTGACGGTTGGTTCCGCAGGTAAATGTGGTTCGGTCTGTGAGTGTTGCAAATTCAGCACCGCAGTTGGGGCATTTGTTTGTGTCGGGGTTCATTTTCTTATTGAATTCGGTGTTGATGTTTTTATTGATTGTGGGGCTTGTTGGCTTCCTCACGAAAATAATTGGCGATACCTTCATCCCAATTTTCGGCAACGGACTCGCATAGCCTTTCCAAAAGCTCACGGAGCCTTGCGACCTCGTTGGTTGTCTCGGCGAGTTCGCGTTCTAGCTGTTGGGCAAATTCCATATCAACCACATCACACAGTTCATGGTGATATTCGGTTGTCCAGATTTGCTCATCCCTCGGCGTTGGTGTGGTGTCGGGGTTCATTTTGTTATTATGTGTTTAATTAGCTTATAAATTGCGAAACCTAACAAAAGCGCAACCCATTCTAAAAATGTATGAGGAAAAATTATACTCATACAGATTCTCTAATGTTTTTCAGTATCTCTTGCAGATTTTCAACTACTCTACTCAAAGAAGAAATTTCTCTTTCATAGCATTCAGCAGATCTACAAGTTCCATTTTCCCAAACATCTGTGCCGCATTCAAATGTTCTGGAATCACAGCAGTTGCAATTTTCACCTAAAGAAAACGCATTGCAATGCGGGCAATTTCTCTTTCGGTCATATTTATAGTTTTCGATCTCGGTGTCATTGCTCGTTGTCATTTGTGATTTGTTTGCGTTCGTTGGCATACTATCGGGATGGTTTATTGTTCGGGTTATGGTTTAGTAGGTTGTAGTAGCGATCCATGATCTCTCGGACTTCGGCCTCGGTTGGGTAGTCTCGCCTAGTCCACTCGTAAAACTCTTGGATGAGTTCTTGGAGGCAGACATTTTCTGTGTGGAGCTTTTCAATTTCCGCTTGAACATTTTTACAGGTTTCAAGGTGAGCCTTTCTTGCCTTCTTCCCCCAATCGTGCAGGCCACGGATTAGTTCTTCGGCTTTTTCTAACCGCTCTCGTAGCCTTGCTACCTCGTTGTCTTTCTCTGTGAGTTGATTTCGGTACTCAACGCAAGCGTCTAGTGCTTTGTTAAACCAGTCGTGGTTCATTTGTTAAAAATATGGTTGCGTTTTATTAACAGATCACTCTGTTGTTCATAGTTTCTTGATGGTTTGCCTAATCCAACTCACCGGGATATCCGATTGCCCTCGATTCATCCCTCTCTGGTCAAAGAATCGGTCACAAGCTGCCCCCACTGAACTGGAAAGATTGAGGAGGTAGTCATCCCAATCATCGTCGGTCTTGCGGGTTTCAACGTGCTTATGCTCATTCCACGGCACATAATTAAGATTTTTTCCCACTTTTCTTATCCTTTTTCTTGAAGATTTCGTCGTAGTTAGCTCTGTATGAGGCAGATGCGGCTCCGGTGCGGTTGGGGTTTCCTGCCTCAATCCGGCGTTGCATCTCGCTCATTCTCGGAGAGAGCTTTCCGTATTCAACTTTGCTCATTTTCTGGTTATTTCTGACCCGCAATCCGGGCATTGATAATACACAGTGCGGTCAAGTTCTTGACTATAAATCCCGATAAGCCTGGAGAAGTGCTTCTTCCCGCCGAAATGGTGCTGGTCAGCTTTGGGGATAGGTTCCCCTTGCCAATCGGCTCCGCATTTGGGGCAGAATCGAGTAGAGTCTCGCTTCCCTGCGCTCATTCCACCACGATCAGATTCGGCTTCTTTGGCTCGTTGAACACGGATGCCAGAAACTCGTCAATGTCGCACACAATACACTTGGCCCCCTCCTGATGGGTGGAGGGATCATGCGGCTCGTCAAGCCCGGCAACCAATAGGTTCTTCACCCCATCCAGAAGCGTGTAGGCTTGGTATGAATGGGAGAATAGCTTTGCCCAGCGGATAGCTTCAGCGGGGGAGCAGAGGCCGGAGATCTGGGTCAGTTCCCTGCCTTTGGCATCTATGACTCGATCTGCATCGGCAAAGATTGGGAATTCAAATTCAATGGGGTCGGTGTTGTGGATCATGGTATTTTACTCAGCAAGGTGAGTGATTGGGTTGATGGTGATTGGTCGGGTGAGTTCTTCCATTTCGGCTTTCCACCTAGCGTGGCGTAGCTCTTGTGCCATTTGGCGTTGGATTGCCAACTGCTGCTGGGCGATTGCCAGTTGCGCTGCTTGGTATCCAGGTTGCGTGGCGGGAATGATGTATGGGTATTGGGTGGCATCCTGAGCGGATGCAGTGCCGATTAAGGCTAGTAGGGCTAGTTTTTTCATTTTTGGTAGTGGGTAAGTATGGGTCGGATTGTATCGGCAATCTCTTTGGTCTTGCCGTGCGAGTTGAGGCTATTGATTTCCTTGAGAGTATCAAGCATCATTTCCAGTTCTGCTTGGAGATTGTTGATCTCGTCCTCCTCATCCATCATCAAGCGTGATGGAGTAGGGCCAAAGTTAATTTGTCCCACTTGCATCTTCATTCTTGAGTTTTTGGAGTTGAATCTCCTTCTTGGTTTCAATGAGAGAGATGCGGTTGAGCATCATCACGCATTCCGTTTGGTGATCCCTGTAGTAGAGGGCAATGGCTTTCTCGGTCTTCCTACGAGCTTCCTCGGCAACCAGGTAGAATCCTAGTGCGTAGGAGAGAATCAGGCCGATAGCTCCGGTGATTATGACAAGGGTCATCATAGGAATTTGTCCTCAATCTCCTCCACATCCACTTCCCTCCCGCATTTGGGACACTCCTCCGGCTCCGTGTAGGCTCCATGCCCCTGTTCGGCATCCTCATAGGTTCCGTGCATACCTCGATCTGGTTGTGCAGGGTATAAGCGAACTTCAAACTCATGTTCGCATTCGTCATCATGACAAGTGTAGTTGAATTTCATTTTAAAAGAAATGCGGCGGGTGTTCGACAAAAGAGGAAGAATGATAACCCCTCGGTTTGCAGATCTCCTGCAACTCCTATGCCCACCGCAAAATGTTATGATTTTCTTGATTTGGTTCCGCTGCATTTCCATTTTGCCCTAGAGAGGCGCAATGGAGAGTTAGGGTTCTTCGCTGCTGCTGGATGATCTTTCATCTGTCCGGCACTACGGGCGCAATAGGCATCTCCCTTGGATGTGCCTGGCTTGATGGTAGCTCCCTTCTGACCATACCTCACGGTCTTTTCCCTTCCCGTTTTCGGGTTGGTGACTTTCTTGGAGAATTTCTTTTCCATGATTAGAAAGGGATCTCCTCGGAATCGTGGCCTTTGTATGGAGCCTTGGCCTGATTGTAGTTGCCCTGAGTCTTTGGACGGGGCTTATCCAGCTTGAAGGAAAGGAAAGGCTTCCCTGCCTTGCTGGTCTTCTCCCAGACTGCGATCTCGTATTCCTTGTCCTCCACGTTGATTGGGCCAGCCCACTTGGGGGCTTTTGGGTTGGCATTTTCTTTGAGGAATGCCGCTCCACTATTGGTGTTGTCGTATTGGTTGCTCATTGGTTGTTGGTTGTTTCCCTTGGGTCAAACCGGAGATACTCCGGCCTAAACTCCATCGGGAAGGAAGCTCTACTACAGTTTCGTGCCAATCGGATGTCAAGAAAATATCCATGCTCTTCGTCATTTCGGATGATCAGCATCAGATCTGTGTCATGCTCGATTGCCCTTGACTCTCTTGATGCACCCTCTGCATTGAGTTGGGTGAGGGCAATGATGGTCACTTGTAATTCTTTTGCCACTAGCTTTAAGCACCTACTCACGTCTGCAATCTGACGCTCCCTGCTATCCTTGGGGTTGGATGGGGTAGTGAGTTGGATGTAGTCGTAAATGATCACCTTCACTCCGTGCGTGGCAACCATTCGACGAGCGGCAGCCATGATCTGCATGGGGTTGATGGATGATTCATCCCTGATCCATATCGGCAACTTGGATGCCTGTGTGACTCCAAAGTTGATTTTATCCATGTCCCCCTTGGTCGGACTTTTGCTCAATACGGTGATGTCGGTTCCGGTTAGGGAACTCACCATTCTGTCAACCAATTCCCCGCTGCTCATTTCAAGAGAGAATATCCCCACGGGGTTTCCTGCATCGGCAGTGCGTTGAGCTATGTTGAGGGCCAATGCCGTCTTGCCTCCCTTGGTGGGTGCTCCAATGATGATGAGTTGCCCAGGGCGCATTCCTCCGGTGTGGTCATCAAGAGGCTTGATGCCAAAGGTGAGGCCCATGAGCTTCCCCTTGTTCTTGACCATTTCTTCGTATTGGTCAATCCGGCGCATTGCCGCTTCTCCAATGGACTCAATCCTAGACCCTGACTCTGCATCGGCAGCGATAGCCACCAATGCCTTCTGGATGGTTTCGGAAAGCTCCCCACTCACCACTGGATTTTTGGCTGAATCAATGATCCTTTCTGCCCCGGCAATCGCCAATCGAGCAGTGTGGTAGTGTCGGATGATTCCAAAATATTCCTCATGATTCATGCTTGTGGGCACGAACGAGTATATCGTCGCCACTTCCGCTGGGCCACCAGCTTCGTCCATCAGGTTGTTTTTCTCCAGCCACTCGCTAGTAGTGACCAAATCTGCCCCCTGACCCTCTTTCCAGAGGGCTAGGATGGCCTTAAAAATAGCTTTGGTGGAGCGGGTGCTGAATAGCCCTTCCTTGAGATGATCGGCGTGTATATCGAGTATAGAGGGGTTCTGTAAGGCACTTGATAAGAATGCCTTCTCTGCCTCCAAAGACGCTGGGAGACTCATTTGTTAATTTCGGAATCAAAGAAACTTGGATATTCATACTTCTCCCCAACCGCCTCTTCATAATAGTCACGAAGCAGTTCATATCTATTAGTGAGCAATCTGTAGCTCCTTTCTAGCTTTCTCATTTCGCCAGTAATATGCCAAGGCCAGTTTGGTGATGACATCAATTTATCTGTTAAAGGGGTTTTTTCAATTTCAATTTGAATCTCGGATTTTTTAAGTATTTTTTTCATTTCTTCTTCCTTGATTTCTTTTCAGGCTTTGCGTTCTGCATGGCCCAATAGAGATCCACTTGCTTTTGGAAAACAAACCATTCCTTGGAAAGATCCTCCCTCCATACCACTTCAAAGTCTCCCTCCTCCTCCTTACCAATCCTAACGATGGCATGGGAAGTGATCGGGGCTTGCTTGTTGTTGGCCTCCCACAACCAAGAATACCCTGCCGCTTGCCGCCAGTAGCTCTCCGAAATCTTCTTGCTGGTCTTGAAATCCAACAACACATGATCCCCATTCTTGCGTTTGGCGATCAGGTCAATTGTTCCTCCGTAGCAATAGAGTTCGTTCACCAACTGAATTTCAGTGGCGACCACTTCAAGGTCTTCACCTTCCCACCAATCCAAAAACTTGAAATAGCAGACCAATGCCTTGTCCCGCTCCTCCTGGGTGTAGTCATCCAGATCTGCCACTTGACCATTGAGCATACATTCAATGTAGAAATGTGCGAGGGTTCCGATATCGGCTGCCCTGTCCCGCTCCTTTCGGTAGTCCTTGCCTTCCCTGCCAAGGTTCCATGCCCAGTGAATGAGTGCCCCTGCATCATCCCCGATCTTGCAGATTGTGGAGCCTCCGGGCACTTGAGTGCCATCGGATAGGTGATATTTTTGGTGAGGTGCATTACGCACCAGTTTTACTTTTTCCATTTGTTGTGAGGGCTGGTTGTAGCCGCTTCCTCACCGATAGTCAGACTCCAATTCGTTATCAAGAACAAACTTCTCCCAATCGTCATCATTGGATGACCACGGCCCCATTGAGCTTGACAATCCGTAATTGGTCACCATCACCTCCACAAGCAGTGCCAATGCGTCTGCTCGGTCGGGAGAGTTTCCTTTCGTGCGCTTCTTCAAGTCCTTCTTGCTCTCCAGCAACGTGCGTTCATTTCGTAGCGTGTAGATGCGAGCGCAAAGTTCCCTTGCCGTTTGATCATCCAATCCCCTCATCCTTCCTGCCATGATGATTGACCTGATCTGTCCCCACAACTGACTCACTCGATTCGCATACACTTGCTTTGCTGGTCTTTCATCCTCAATGGATATCGGAGCGTCCGTGGCTCCACCTCCGAAACTTACCCGGATAAAATTGTTCTTCCACCTTTGGGAAATGATGTCGGCAATTCCTGCTCCTGCTCCGGTGGCATCGATTGCAAAATCCTCCGGTTGGATATTCCTTCTGGTGAGTTCAGCAATCGTCTGGTCTGCCACTTGGTAGAATAGCGGATAGGTTTCGGAATCGGTGAGAGACAAGCGCACAATGTCCCCGCATTCAATCATCAGATCCCCATCCGCTGCCTCACCCACTTTACCGAATCGCAAGATACAATCATCACCATCGCTAGTGAATGCAGGATCTAATGCCGCTATGTGTTTGATTCCCCCTCCTGCCCATGTTGCCTTCTCTCTTGCCCTCCCCTCATTGATCATTGCTTGATCCAAGATGGAGTTCCTAGCTCCTGACTTGCTCCACATCCCCCTCACATACGAGTTCCATTCTAGGCTTCCTTCTCCAAAGTTCTTCTTGATCGTGTCAATGTTCTCTTGAGCGAATAGGTAGGGATAGATAAGACGACCCGCTTTCACGTTCGGTGATTTCAGCCCGTCGTATCTCACACATACTCCGGTCTTGGTTTCCCAATACTCATCATCATCGTTCAATGACCCCCATCCCATCTTGGGTTCGCAGAATAATCCATGCGAGTCAAACTGGGAAGAAGCATTGGCAATCGCCACAAAGTGATAGAAGTCCGTTCCCACTTGAAGGTTTGCCCTCGCAGAGAACACGGCAGGGTTGGTCTGTGCCGCTTCATCCACGGCAATGATCATTCTGGGAATATGCACCCCCTGGAGTTTTCCCACAGCTTGCTCCACCGCCCCGCTATCCACGGCAAGGGCAATGATTGCCGCTCGATCATCTCCCTTCTGGAACTGGATCTTGGTCTGGGAGTCCACAATATTTAGGCCAAACGCCGGATACACCGGACGCACAAACTTCATCATCTCGGCCCAGATGCGCCCTCGGAGAGATGGTACTGTGGTGGACGTGAGGGCCACCCGTGTGCCCATAGGACAAGCCAGAAACTCAATGAGGGAGAGCAGGGTGAATGTGAAGGTCTTTCCAGCAGCGGCACATCCGGTAACTCCGATCTCGTCGTAGTTCGTCCATGCCCACAGGGAAAGCTCATTCCATTCGTTCCATGACCGCATCACGTCAGGCCAGAGCATGGCGATAACGTGTTTGATGTGTTGACCCCGGCTCAAGCCACTGAATCGGCTTGGGTCAGGGTTTTTCACCATGAGCAACTCTATCTCAAGTTGCGATACCTTTGGGAACTTGGATAAATCCAGCCCGTAGGTTTGGAGCTTCACTTATCGGAAATAATTGCGGATAGAATCCACGGCAGTCTTTGGCTTGCCCCTCACTTCTCCCTCATCGGAAGATCCCCTCCTCACGGAAGGAGCAACTGCGGCATCCTTTGCCGCCCTCGCTTTATACTTGGCAAGCTCTGCCTTGAGTTGTGCATTCTCGGCAACGGCATCCTTGGCAATAACCGCAAGGAAGGGAGCAACCATCATGTCGTTCTCTGAAGCTGTGGCGTGGATGATGCTCTTTGCCGCCGCAATCCTCTGGTCAACTTGGGCATTGTGATCATCGTCATCCCCCTTACGGAAGAAGTCGGACTTGGAAGCGAGATGCTGCGCCACTCGATCAAAGTTTCGGTTGATCTTTTCGGTGGTGGCCTGACGAGATTTCTCATCCTCCTGCACCAACACGGAAGCAGTTTCACGATGGTTAAGCACCGCTTGCTCCAAAGCACCACGCTTGGAATCAGCTTCATTGATAAGGGAAAGGAATTGGGCAGATGCCGCTCCTCCCCCGAAGTTCTCGTCAATGAACTCAATGCGCTCCTTGCCTTTCAGCGAGAGAGCTTTCTCTGCCAGCGAAGAGTCGGCGGCAAAGTCCTTGGCCCACTCGGTAGCCCTTGTGATGGCATCCTGGTATGGGGCGGCAAACTTCTCTTGGAACTTGGGACTGCGCTCAAATGCCGTGCGCTCAAGCTCTGCCTCCAGTGCCTCTGCCCTCTTCTGGTATTCAGCGAGCCTCTCATCACGGGTCTTGATCTCAAACTCCGCTGCCTCTGCTTTCTTGCGAAGCTCCGCAAGGTTGTCCTCCTTGCTCTTCTTGGTCTTGGGTTGCTCAACAACTGCCTCCGGTTCCTTGGTAAGATCCAGATCGGAAAGGTCAAATTCTTTGTCCAAGTTGGCCTTGCTTGCCTTCTTGGTTTCCTCCTTTGGCTCGTCTTCAATAGGGCCAGTGTTCTTTTTGTTCTCAAGGGCATTGAGGAAATCACTCACGCTTGTCTCTGGAACGATGTCTAGCCCCCCAGGTGTGGGAACCACCTCCTTGGTGGAAGCACTCTCTGGAAGCTCGGAGAGAGCTTTGTAATCCACCTTCTCAAACTTGGGGCGGGTCTTGAACTGCTTTTCCAGTTGGGATAGATCGCCGGGGCGTTCTGCTGGTGATACGGGTGTGGTGTCTGCTGCTACTGTGGTGGTGTTGTTGTCCATATGAAATTAGTTGGTGTAGGTGGGTTCAATATTCACAAGCTCTTCTGGCACTTCAGAGAGGATGTGGAGGTCTGCAATGATGGAGGCTCGACCGGAATCATACCCGAAAAGCACATGAGCGTTGTTTGCTTGCTGGATGAGTCCAGCCCCATTGCCAAGGGTTTTTGCCATGCTCAAGTTGTCCACGACTGATAAGGCGTGTTTCACAACCGGATTATCTAGGATCTTTTTTAGCTCAATGGCTAGATCCACGTTCTGTCTCCATTCTGATAATGTCATTAGTCTAGTAGGTCTGCTTGTTTTGGTAGTTCTTCATCGGAAAAGATGATGCCATTTTCCTCGGCATTCTCAATCTCTGCGAGTGCGGCGGGAAGAGCATCAGTATTGACTTTGATATCAAATCCCTTCACTCCCTCTGCGTGTTCCTGGCAAGCCTTGATAGCTTCCTCCATCGTGTCTCCAATGCCAATGCAGTCTCCAATCTCACACATCCTCACCCCAGTAGTGGGAACGATGTAGGTCCTGCCGTCAACCACACAGGCATTGCGCCACTTGACCCAGCGTGAGGACTCGTCCGAAACGCTCACGGGACACCATCTCTCCTCGGCAAAGGCACTCTTGATCACTGCCAGTGCCCCATACTTGGCCCTCCATACCGGATCAACCAGCACTCCATTGGCTCCGGCTTCCACGATCTCTCCCACGTTATCAATCATCTCCCACAGAAGGGCTGAAGGAGGAGCAGGGCATCGAGTGGTGAGATCAATAAGGTATGGAGTGCCCTCGTCAGTTACCCGGATCTCAGTGCTGAACCATTGACGATACTTGGCCTCTTCTAGGAATGGAGTGAGTTTTTCATTCACCACTCTCACAGGATCAGACAAATCCGAATAGGATCTCACTGCCCCAACGTATCCGCAGTCCTTCACCTCCACACCAGTTAAGCAAGTGGATGGGAACTTACCATCAATGCAATATCCGTCATATCCAGCTTCCACCACGGACTCCACCATATGCTCCACCACGAACGGAAACACATTGCAGAGGCCACCCAAGGCATCCCACAACTCATTCACCCTCTGTTGGGAATGCTCCCATGATGGGGAGGCAAAAGTCTCTGCCACGCCCCTAAAGCCACTGATCTTGACGAACACATTTTCATTCTCTTCCAGATACTTACGAAGTGCTGGCATTCCGGTCACAAGGGCAGTCTTGCCCACGGGAAGACCTAGCTCCCTCATGGTTTCCTTTGCCCTCCACCTCTGCACTTCCAGCTTCTCTCCAAGTCCAGCCGCCCATACTGGGATACCAAGGGAGCGAATATGCTCTGCCAGATACATGAATCCCACATCGGGAATCACCACGAAGTCCACGTCTAGGTTCTCCTCCCAGTTGTTGACCCGCTCAATGCCCTCAAGTCCCTCGCCAATGAATGCAGGGCCAGGGATAGGGAATGACCTATCAGCATAGGGAACGAAGTATCTCACCTCATGCTCTTCAGCTAGACGCTGGGCAAATGCCGTGAACAATCCGTGATCAATAACGAGGCACTTACTCATTGTCAATTTCCTCCGCTTGCATATCTCTAATCGTATGGATCAAGTTTTTATGGGCCAAAGCAATCTCCGAATCCTTCCCATGAAAGGTGCGGTGATAGATATATCGCTCGTAGATGAGGGACACTATCTGTTCGGTGGCCTCAATCTTGCCTTGTTCAAATGGGTTCATTTAGTGAGGCGTTGAAGCTCCCTGTTCAGATACCAGATAGCTTTCTTTAAATCTTCCACTTCAGTTTCCTTGGCCTTGATCCCGGCTCTTGCGATATACTTTACCGCATTACCGCGATTGAAATTCATACATTCAGTGAAGGTAATTACCTCAACTGGGTATGCGCTTTTGTAGTGACTTGGATTGATGGGGTCATTAGGCCCATCAGTCGGGTTTTGCATTGTGTTGTGGGGTTGGTTTAGTTGTTGGCGATTATGCCCCTGCGATTAAATTCGTCAAGCAATTCTTTTATGGTGCTATTGAACTGTATTTAGAAGCCAATTTTACTTTTTCAACCATGAGCTTTTGAGCCACTTGTTTGTCTTTTAGCATCATCTGGTGTTGAGCTTTTGCGGCCTTAATTTGGGAATCTGAAGCAAACTTGGCTCGATCTAGCATGATCTTGTTCTGTGCCACTGCCATCTTTGGGTCAGGTTGCCCTTGTCCCTGTTGTGCCTGGGCTTGCTCCTGCTCGTTGATCTGCTCTGACAGCTTGCCCAACTGATCGGCAATCTTCATCAACTCACTCGTCTGCTGATTGAGATTCTCAAACTGCTCCTTGCGGGTAGGATCTTCCTCAAGGAATTTGAGGTGGGTGAGGATGTGAGGAATAGCTGCTTGCATCGTCTGGAATGCCTGACGAGGATCTTGCTGTTTCTGCTGGACTTGCTCCACGATCCCTCCTGCGAACTGGAGATGCACTGAAAGGTGAATGAAGTGATTCTGATCGGGATCAATCAGCACTTGGCCTCCGGTGACGAACGCATTGTTCTCAAGGCTTGCCACCGATAGTGCCTGACCATCTGGCTTCTCCTCTTCTGGAATACCGAAAGTATCCACTCCATTTTGTCCGGCAATAGCGGCAATGTTGGCGTTGATGACCCTCTTGCGATTGGATTCCGGTAGTTGTGGAAGATATTCTTGGATCATCTTCATTGCCGTCATACGAGCGGCAGAAGATCCCTGACCAATGGATCGAGTGGCCTTAACTGAATCAATGTCCAGCATGGCAGCTTTAGGAACTCCTCTGGCAATACAGTTATTCTGGAACTCAATGATTTGTGCCCCTCCATGATCTTCCACCAACACGTTGAAGTTGGTAGCCCTCTTGTAAACCTCCCGGTAATGCACATCCAGAGCTTGAAGATAAATCTCTGCACGGGTGTTGGTGAGTCGGGACTTCTCGCCAATCTCTGCCTCAACTTCCTTATTTCCCTTCTTTCGCCCACCAGCAACGGAAGGCATGAATGACCCAATGTCATCTGACTCCTGTCCTTGGAACATCTGGGCAACTTGCATGGCCCCATTCAACTTGGAGGTTGTGCCCACTTGGACAAAGTTCATGCCAGGGGGAAGGATTCGATAAGGCCCGATCTGGACTGTCTTGAGGGATTCAGCATCCTTGGCAGACTGCGGTTGAATCATCACCGCTGAATCAACAATCACTCCCTCAAGGAGAGCATTGTTGATGCGATCCATCGCTTGAGCATACTTGAATACCTTCTGACCAAGCCCTCTCACCCCGTGGTAAAATCCATTGCCCACTCCATTCAGAAACACCGTGAAGGCATTGGAGAACGACTTGTAGCAGGACTCACGGGCACACAACCACTCCGTGGAATTCAAACGATCAAATACATAGTGGGAGATACGACCATCGTATTCCTTCACATACATATGGGCCACCTTGATGATCTTGCTCTTGGCATAAGAGTAGTAGAGGGAGTTGTTTTTGAATTCTTTCTGATACCACTCCCAGGGGCGACGTTGATCCTGCTCGTCAATCCGGGCTTGCATGATGGCCTCCTTGCACTCCTCCACATCCCAGCCACCCCGCTCTGCTGCCTCTGCATCATCAATGTAGCGGTAGAGTTCTTCCGTATACATCTCGTCAAGCACATAGCAAAACTCCCAGTTCTGCCAATCAACTGATGCGCCCTTTGGCACGATCAACTGCCAAGGCTCCACGGCCTTTGCCCTGAAGTCCATAGCATCGGGCCAGAACATACAAGCCTGACCATGAATCACCAACTGCTTGTGGCAAACCTGATGCTCTTGGATAAACTTGGGGTTGGTTTTATCCAACAAGGTGTGGAACTCGTCGGAGATAATCCGGCTCCATTCCTCCCTCTTCCCCATATCTTTGCCGTACTTGGTGCGGATCGTGGCGTAGTTTCCCACGGAAGTGAGGATGTCAAAATAAGGAATAACCGCTGCCTCAACCTTGGCTTCAGCATGACCCCAGTTCACATTGATACGATCCCCCTGACCCATCTCCTTGAGTTGGGTATCATTGAATGGAGCGTTTCCATCAATCTGCCCCTGCACTTGGGAACGTCGATAAGAGGCAATCTGATCATCGTCAATCAGCATGAACAACATGGCCCTAGCATTGGAAGCACTCTTAATCCTAGTTTTAGGAACCTCTGGACTTTCGTCCACGTCCAGATCAAGAAGTCCGTAGGGTTGGTTTGTGTTCATATATGGAGTTTAGAGGCAGCTTCCGATAGGTCATCATTTCTCATCCAACACCAATCGGGACGCTTGTTAGTTGTCTCTAATTTCTCACCGGATAGCAAGAGGTTTTTCTTGACATGAACGATGGCATCATTCCTGCAACCACATATCCCACAGTTCTGTAGGGCATAATCAAGGGATGTTTTTCTCTGTCCACGGATCTCTCCCACCATATCTAATATCACCCTAGCTCCTCCACAACCCATGCAAAATTGGGACTTTTGATTGTAATAACAACGAGAGCAAATCTTGGCCCTCTCTTCTGCTTCTGACTCATCCACAAACACTTCCTCTCCGGTGGCGGCAGATTTGGCAATTGCTGCCAAACTCTTTACCCCCTTCAAGATGTTGTCAAAGGAGAGAATTGAATCGTTGCCCTCATATTGTTTGCCATCAGAATAATAGCACCATCCCTCTGGAAGCTGGCGGCAAAGCTGATCCATAACCAACTCCCTCCAGTTATCGGGAAGAGTGATGTTGTTGTCCTTATAGTGTCGTTCCACCTTTTCATAAAGCTCATTGATGGTGAAGAGTCCCCCGATATGGTAGCCCGTCTCCGGTACTGTGAAGCGGTAATTGCCGGGAGGCACTTGGTCATTTCTGGATATTTGAAGTAGGCTCATGTTAGTCGGCAGTTGATTTCGTCTTTAAGTCTCCGGTTCTCTTCCCGAAGCTCCTTGATTGTGTCTTCATTTCGATCATGGGCATACCACCCAGCAAGGAATGCCATGCTCAAGTAGTCACGATGCCCGTCAGCATTCCCGTGGTTGCGGCTATAGGTTCTCACCCCAATGGTGTTGAACCACTCTTCAAAGAAGTCCACGCTATTCATCTTCTTCATCTTCATACCAAGGAACCTCCTCCCCCATGTCCGGCAGACTGCTCTTTGGAAAAGATATCGTGAATTTGAGAGATAAGCTCACCTGTGGTATCAACATACTCTTCTGAAACAAATGGCATTGAAGCATGGATTGTTTCATGTGCCAGCACAGACAAGAGACTGCGAGTGCATCCACGATGGATGACGATACGCCTTCTTTCGTAATCACATATCCCATCATTGATTTTTCCATTGGTGAAGCCTGGATGTCCATAACCTACCTTCCATTTATCACCATTAATCTCTAGCTGTCCAAGTGATTTGAACTTCATCGTTGGGGGAAGTTGATCATGATTGCTATGGCTCCAGCCACGCAAGCAATGACAATCAGTTCATTGAGTCCGGGGTTCATTTCTTGGATTTAGGCAAGATCATCCCTGTGCGTTGAACGAAGTACCCATTGTCCTTGGTGATCACTTGGTAGGGGATATTCCCCCGCTTCATGTCATTCACCACAGTCTCAAGCCAAACCATGTGGTTTTCCACGGCAGGATTGTAAGGGCCAGCCAAATCAACATACTCTTCTACAATGTGTGAGTCTGAATTTTGTTTTTTCATTTGATTCGATAATGTAGGGTTGGGTAAAGTCCTCTGGTTCCGGTTTGAATCCGAAACTTTTTTGTTTCTGCAAGCCCAGCCTCAAGAAACCTGTTGAGCCTTGATTGAGTTTCGCATCTTTTAACATTCCATTTCTTCTCGTACTGAGATCTGGTAAAGAATCCTTCTTCTGGGAGTTCCTCCTCTTTCTTTTGAAGCTGAACGATCAGTTCAGACCAATCATTGCCTTTCATAGCGGCATCCTCCATTCCTTTTCAAACTCTCCCCTAGCACACAACCACACGGCACTATCCTTTGGCCCGATCTCCCCAAAGGCTAATCCCTGTCTCCATCCGAGGGTTGCTCTCCGTGCTTTTGCATAATCCATCTCACCTCTGCGAGTAAGCGTACCGACGCAGTATCCGGTGCTTTCCTTGAGAGTGCGTCCTTCCCCCATAGAGCTACGATGCGTGTGCCCAAACACGACCTTACCTCCATACATTTCTGCCATATCCCTTGCAGAATTTTCGTTATAGATCGTACCATGTGTGAAGGTCACATCACCAACCACATACCTTTGATAAACTCCAGCATACGGAATCCTTCTGCAACCAATCTTGACGAAAGCCTCGTCAATGAAGTTGATGGCTTGATGCGCTGCGTATGCGACAAGTGCGTTATTTGAATTGAGCAGTCGGGGTATTCTGTCTTCATGGTTTCCATCCAGCACATGAGTTGGCCGTAATTTTTGCAGGAATGCAATGCCGCCATCAATGTCTGGGGCAACTGGCTCCGATTCATCCGCCGTACCAGCCGCACCTGAGCGAAAGGCAGTAGTATCACACCAGTCCCCCAGATGGACACAGATTGATGGTGACCACCTATCACGGAAACCGAGGACTGCTTCAATCGCAGTCGGATCGGCATATTTTCCGTGCGAACAAGAAACTGCCAGAAATTTCTCATATTTGGTTCCGATATGAGGGGCGGCTTTCGCCACCCCCCTTGTCCCAGACTTACGCTTTTTCATCGGAGGTTATGTTTGCTGATGCCCCCGTGGTGGGAGCCAAGCTAACCAGTTCCCACTTGGAAGGGTCTTTCTTGCCCGGAGCAACCCCTGCATCCACCTTACCAAGAGAAAGCTCTTGGGCCAGCGTGAAGAGTTTCTCGTCAAAGGTGAGGGCTTCCGCTTTCCCGTCAAACTGAACAGAGTAAAGCACCCACTTCTTTGCGGCTCCATCCTTGGACTTTGCTGCCACCCTCACATCCGTGATCTCCACGTTGCGCCAGGTAGAGGACGCTGCCTGTGCAGGACGAGGAGATTCCTGCTTCTTGTCCATCACCTTTGCAATTGCCGGACGATCTGGTTCGCTAGATTGAATGTTGTTCTGAATGGCGATGCGCTTGGCCTCCTGCTTTCCAAGACCGGAACCAGCATTCCCGTCATCGTCATCCTCCGTGGCTAGACCCAACACTGCTGCAAGGGCATAGCGTCGAGCGTAGGTGATGGCACTACCCACTCCTTGAGGAGACTGATCCTTAAGGGGAAGCAGAAGCTCTGAATCCTCCAAGTGTCCGGCCTTATGAGTGATGATCGTCACCACTCCTGCAAGACCATCCCTATACACCGGGGTCTGCTGGATTGCCAAACCATGCTTTGCCAGCACCGGACGAGTTGCGTCCACGATTGCGTCCAATGGAGCGTACTTGCTTTTAAAGTACGGATTGGATGCCGTTTTAGCCACATTGGAAAGCTCACCAATAGCGGCAACAAGTGCCGCCGCATACTGGGCTTGGATGGTTGGTTCGCTCATTTCTTGAACAGAATAGCGGTGATCGTTCCGATACCCAGAAGGATATTGACCAGAACTATGATTGTGGCAGAGAGAATCTTGGCCTCAAGCTGAAAGATTTTCTCACTAATTTCATGATCCCACACGATACGAAACGTGTGATCGTTATCCTCTTTCTTGCAGGGTTTCTTACAGGGTGTTTTCTTTTCCATTGTTGTTTGTGTTTTTTGTTTATCCTCTATCGTCAACTTCCACTGTGGAATCGTCGATATAGGAAATTGCTTCATCCAAGGTGTTGCGGAGATGCTCAAGAGTCTCAAGCAGGATCTCCACCTTTTCCTCCGGGCTTAAAGGTGCTGATGCGGCAGTCATTAGTAAAGTCGAGTAACAATGATGTATCCCTCAACCACTGCAACAAGGAGGGCAGAGCAAGCAATGGATGCAACAATCGTCACTCGCTCATTGAGTGCCTTGTATTCCCAATGATGATCAGTCACTTCATGAGAAATCGCATCAACACGATTCTTGAGGGCAATCAATCTTCCGTTGGCACTCAACGGCACGTTCGTTTTAGGGGATTTGGATTTGGTTGTCATGGCGGGGTGAGAATGGAATGGGGATTATTGGGTTGCAAGAAAAAATAAAAATATTTCCATACCCTTGATTTAGGCTTGACATGGGTTTGGCAGAATCCCCTTATGTATCCCCTATTGCCTCCTGCGGAGAGCTATGCCAATCCAGCTACCTCCCTCAAGTCTTCAGTGCGAGCCAACCATCCTTTTAAATATTTTTTTGATGATGGTCTAGATTCTGCCAATGCTCTGTAAAACTCTTCTTGAATATCCAAAAATTTAGAAGCATCAACTCCAGACCTAGATTTTATCTTGGTTGCACGACCAACGCCACAGTTCACGCAGCAGTTGAAATACACCCAATCAAACTGCGGTGCGTACTCGTTGCAATGTAGATTGCAGTATTCAGTCCAGTAGGTTCCGGCAGCTTGATCGGCAGTCAGGTTCTTGATGTCAACGTGAGGGTGAGAGCGTTGATCTATTCCAAACTTGGTAGCCCCTCCTGGGTCATCCGGGTCATTCTCAAACGTGGTTCCCTCCCACTTGAATATCCAGGGTATGATCTCGTTCTTGAACCTATCGGTCATTGGAATCAAAGTATCGAGGCTTCACCACACGCTCGTTCACTTCCTCCGGTAGAACTTGATTGGACTCAATCTTCTCGTCCTGATCAATGTGCTGAAGTGCGGAGATTGCTTTCCAATCCATCGCAGCTTGTCCCGTGATGAGCGTGGTCACCATTGCTCCGAAGAACAGAACCACTAGGTTCGCAAGCTCAACAATATCTTTTGCCACCTCTGCGTGTGTCAGGATTAGGAGTGCAGAACCAATAAAGACAAGCAGCACAGCTATAGAGGCAAAGATTGCGTAGATCGCCTTCTTTGAGCCAAGTGGCTTTTGCTCCAGCTTCCCGGCAATTACAGATGTCCGAGAATTGCCCATGTGATTCCTCCGGTGACGATGCCAATGCCGCTGGCGAAGAGGAACTCATAGGCAATCAAATTGGGTGGGAGTATGGAAGCGAATCGAAGAGCAAGTAGGAATCCAAACCCTCCGGCAAGCGATGAGGCAATCAGCAGAAGCATATGCAGATGATGCAGGGCTGAATCCCGCTCCTTGGTAACTATATCCAGCTTGGTCTCCGTTTCGTGCAACTTGGCAGTCTGGGCATCAATGGCAGATTGCACCACAAGAAGCTCTTGTTTTGCGGCAGCGGCATCCACCTGGGCTTGATGCGCCAGCTTCTTTTGATGCTCCACCGTGGCAATGATGTCTGCCTTGGAAATGGTGGAGGCTATGGCCCCTACTGGAGTGGTGAGGATCATGACCGCAAGGAGGATGTTTTTCATTAGTGGGACTTGAGGTAAGATTCAATCACTACTGCCTTCCCATCAATTGCCGAAAGATTCCCCTGCACGGCAGAAATGTTGTCCACTGCTGGCCTTACCGAAATGGGAGAACTGACATGAGTGCATCCAGACAAGCAAGCCAGGATTGCTCCCAGTAATGGCAGGACTGACTCTACAATCTTTTTCATTTCTTCAGTTGCTTTAGGATGGTCAATACGGACGCTATAGCGGATAGGATCAAACACAACCATTGCGCCCATGACGGCACTTCTGGAACAAGGGAGGCCACAAATAGACCCACGCTTGCCAAGAGGATGTTTGGATGAGTTGACCCGGATGAGTGCATTACGA